ATTTACCGAACAATCCAATATCTAATATGTTTGCAGTATTATTTACTGCTAATTGAATTAACGGATCATCAACTTCTAAATCTGTTACGTTTAAATATGTAAGAGTACCATTAACTGTTAAATTACCAGAAACATCTAGGTTTGCACCTATTTTAGTGTTACCGTAAACATGAAGGTCATAGCTTGAGTTAGGGGACGTTCCTATACCAATCTGTGTAGTTGACACATAAAAAGGAGAAACATTACCAAAACCATCTGTAAGACGCTTAGGAGACGTTGTTATATTACCGTTGTCATTAAACTTAACAAGTGATTGATAAGTATCTTTTATTTTAGTATTAGAAAGAGATGCCATTATTCAAAACAAGTTGGTTGTGAATTAAACATCTTTTCCCAATTTATTATGTGTGCCATTATCTTTCTTTTTTAAATACGTTAATAATTTTTTTACGTTAACCTGTTTAGGTTTGTAGTTCCTCTTTAAATCACCCATCCATGAAACCCTGTATCTTTATCTGGGTAAATATCTTGGTTAGAATTGCTATAGTACTCGTCAAACTTAGATGGTGCATTGAAACTCATAAAGTCAATAAATCTTTGTGCATAATATTCAGCAAAATCTCTTTCCTTTTGAATTAAGAAATCTATCTCTTCTTTGCTTGCGTTAGAGCTGTTTTCTGAGTTATGCTTATATACACCTCCATTTGATATAGAATATGCAGCAAACGGCAAGTATTCTACCATAGCAAAGTGAATAAGCATTGGTTGTATGTAGTCATTTACTAAAGATAAATAATCTCCTGTTAAATTGCCAGCTAAAATATCAGCACTTATTTTATCATACAAATCTGTACCTAAATAGTTTTGTATATGTATTTCTTGTGCCAGATCAATAAACTGTATAAATTTATCTGTATCTACATTTGAATTTAGTGCAGTGTTTTTGACTAAATCTGATCTCTTAATAAATAGTGCTTTTGCCATTACTCTTCTGTGTTTATTGATTCTTCTTCTATTATCTTACTATCTCCTTTTTTTATACCAGTTTCTTTTTCAACTTCTGCATCTGTTATAGCATTTGTTAAATCAGTAAATTCTAAAGGTTGTAGTGTTTTAAAGTATATGTCTAATTCAATTCCGTTATACATTAATACTCTTTCTAACTCATCTAGTATAGTAACTTGCATTGGTCGTATAACAGTGTTATCCATAAGTAATGAAGCTGTCTGTAATTCTTCTGCATTGTTTCCTAATCCTGTTTTGTCTTTTATACCTACAAGCATAGGAGATACAATTCTGTGAGATACCATTACCTTTCTCATAGATTCATCACTAAGAAATTTATACTGCTCATGTGCGTCACTTAGTATAACTGGATCAATACTTGCAGAGAGTTCTTTGCTATCGTTAAATGCCAATATAAATCTACCAGCATTAGAAGAACCACTAAACTTTTCCTGTATGTTTTGCTCAATCATAGATCGTTGCTCTTCTGTAGGAACACCATTATTAAAGTTTATAAGCATACTTGGAGCCAAGCCATTTTGTATATTATTTATATGATAGTTAGCTATTTCTTCTTCTAGTTCTGCATACTGTAAACCACCTTGATAATCTACTGGAGAATAGTAATAGAATCCAGCTCTATATGGTTTTATATATAATATCTCTAATCCTGCATTACTTGATCCAAATGCAGGTATTCTTTTAGGTGTATTCTTAAAACTTACTTCTGACCAATCCTTAGAGTAATAAAAACCTTGTATTTCACCCTTGTTATTTGCTTTCTCTGCCCTTAACGTCTCTACAGGCATGTGTTCTACTTGTACTATCTTTTTACGATCCTTAGAATAGATTATTTGAAGTGCTGCTTGTCCCATCATCTTGTAGTCGTAGCATATCTTTTTCATACATGATTTAGTAAAGAGTTCTTTCATCTCTATATAATCTTTACCTTTTGCATCTTCTTCAACAGCATCTATACCTTTACCGTATATCATTTCTGCTATACCATTAATAGCAGCATTATTTGTAGCACTTCCATTATATCTATCTATAAGATAATCAAAGTAATTGTTGTCCTCACCGTATTCTACCCACTCTCTATTGTATTGTTCTACAACTTCTGGTCGTGTATAAGATGACATATTAACTATATGTATCTTGCCTTTTTCTGCTTTAGGCAAAGGATTACGAGCTAATCTCTTTTTTGCCATTTTATTTACTTTTCTCATATTATTACAAAATCGTTATCGTATGTGTTTTCTGTAGTGTATTCTCCAGAATGTACATCAAAGGTATTAAAATTAGTTTGATCTGTACAAAAAATAGAACCTCTATATATAATTGTAGAACCATTCTTTATTATAAACGAATAGAATCTACCTTCAATCATTAAATTATTAGATTGTGAATCTACAAATGTACCTGTTACAGTCATATAACCATTAGAGTTAGTTACAGTAACGGCAATAGCAGTAGTTTTTCTTGTAGATTTATCAGTAAGTTCAAATGTAACAGAGCTTTGTGCACTTCTAGGAATGACTTTAAAACTCTTTGCACTTGTTGATGTAGTTAATATTACCATATTATAAATAACAAATAATTTGGTATTTGTTTTAATAAAAAAAGGGACACCGAAGCATCCCTTTAATTAACCTAATTAAATTTAGTTCTTATGAATTAGAACCAAGTGTTATTGTGGTAATTCCAGCACCTGTTAAAGTAGTGTCAACAGATTCTGTAGCAGAAGCTTTTTCTATAAAGTTAGCAGGTACTTTTTCCATACCAGTAAATGTAAGCGTGTAACCACTTAAATCTCCCATAGCAGCACCAGTTACTATTGTTCCTCCAGATACATCTGATCCGTTTAGTAATCCCATAACAAATAAGTTTGTGTTATAGTCCTCTACAATAATATGTGGTCGCCCATAAGCCATTAACTTTAATTCTTTATTGTCTTCCTTAGTTAATTTGTGTAGTGTTAAATTTAATGTTTGTTCAAAGAAGGTTGTTCCATTTTCTCTTGAAGATGTTATATTTTGTTCAAATGAAGAGTTACCTTTTACGTCATATTTAAGAACTGTAAGTGATGAACCTAAAGTGTCAATAACATCTGTATCGGTACTATTATAAGCAATAGTGCTAAAATCTCCAAAATCAGCAAAATAAACAGCTTTGATCCCTCCAACAACATCTTTACAAGGTTCTTTTCTACCTAATGATAAATCGCAAGCCATAGTTTTATTTTTTATTATAAAAAAAGGGTAAGCAGATAATCACCTACCTACCCTAATTTTTGGTTAATTTAATTTATTAAGAATAAAGAACAATCTCTGATCCAATTCCGTATTGTACTCCAGATGTAAATCTCATAACAACTCTTACGTTTTGAGAACCATCAAGGTCAGCCATGTCAATAACCTTAACTTCATTGTGGTCAGATAATAATCCAGTTCCAAAGAATAAGTTAGATTTTTGAGCAGCCATAGCTCTGTTGTCAGCAAGTCCATTAGCAACAAATAATTTCACACCATCAAAAGATAATGCTCCGTTTTGCCACCACATAGTTCCTTGTCCTCCAACTCCATTTGCTCCTATGTCAGATACATTTTCTGATCCAGCAGCATTTTTTAGTATTCCAAATCCACCTAAAGCTCTTACATAAGCTCTAGCGATGTTTTGTGAAACATAGATGTATAAATCTTCTTTTCCGTAAAGTTGAGAAGGAATAGCATCAACGATAGCTCCTAATTGAGCAATTACGTTAGATGAAGTAACAGTTGCAGCAGCAACGTCAATAACATCTCCATCAGCAGCAGCCAATGTAGTGAATCCGTCAAATTCACCAGCATTATCTTCATCTCCTTTCCAGATATTGTTTTCTGTTTTTTCAGCAACTAAACCAGAAACGTGTCCGATTAAGTAGTCACTAAATTTAGGAGGTAGATTGTCAAATGCAGAATATCCCATTTGTACAGCTTCCCAGTCAGATCTAAAATCTTTCTTACAAAGCTCTAAGTTTACTTGGAATTCTTTTGGTTGAATTATTCTCTCTGTTAATGTAACAGCAGCTGTGTCTGTAAAGTCACAAGTTGCATCTTTAATAACATTAGAATCAGTAGCAAGTTTTTTAATAACTTCCTTGAATTTAATGTTTGGTTTGATTTCTATACCGCCTCTATCTAGTGTAACACCTGATAATAAAGCAGCAGAAATATACTTCCCTGCGAATTCTCCAGCATAAGAAGTAGTAATTGATGTAGTAGTAGCCATTTTTTAATTGTTTTAGTTTTGGTTTATTTTAAATTAGCGATTGCATTCATTACTCTATCTCTAGTGTTCATTGTTCTATTTTGACCAAAAGATTTAAAGCTTTGTTTTACTTCCCCTTCAGGGTTGTGTGAGATTGGTTCAGAAGCTGGTTCAGCAGATAACTTCTCTATTTTGTTTTCCATAGATAGTTTTTCTTCACTGTAACCTAATTTCATTTCTTCAATCAATCCTTTTAATTCAGAGATTTTAGAATCAAACTCGTCTCTCCCAACGTATTTAGTTTCATCCATTTCAATTTCTTCAGAAACTTCCTCTATAACAGGAACTTCTTCTTGTAATTCTTCAGAAACAACTTCTTCAGTAGATAAATCCTCTTTACTTTCTTCGCAAGCACAAGCTAGCTCTGTTAGTTCTTGAGATTTTAATTCTTCTTCTTTAACTTGTTCCGAAAGATTTACTTCGTCTTTAACTTCAACTTCTTTTACTTCATCTTTTTTAACTAATGATAGTTTTTCCATGATGTCGTTCAAAATTGAGGTAGCTTTAGTGTTTTCCATAAATTTCGATTATTAAATTAATTTATTAGTTAACTAACTATATACAAAAAGGTTGTTAGATTTTTAGTTTGCAGCAAGGCAAGCTGTACAATTATCATATAATGTAACAGATTCAATTTCTAATCCAACTTCTGTTGTTGTTTTAAGCACAGTATAACATCCTGTGTGATGACTATTTTTTAATGTTAAATGATAAACATTACCAACAACTAAAGATATTGTATCTGACCAAATATTATGTTTGTGACCATCTGAACAAAACTCAACTCTATACATATTAGATTTTAGTGCTTCAGCTCTTGTTCTTCCAACACCCTGACTTCTTAAAGTTCCATCACAACACTTTCTTGAGTATGTGCCGTCTTTACACATACAACCTCTTCTACTGCCGCTTGGAACAGCGTTTCCTAATGTTTCGTTTGATTTTGCCATTTAATTATTGTTTAGGTACACAGTTAGGTACTTTTCTTCCATCTTTATCTTTCATTCCTACTTGCTCATATCCTGCTTGACATGGATCGTCATCGTTTAAATCTATCTCACCTAACTCTTTTAACTTGCTTCTTGACCAACCTAAACCTGCTTTACCTCCCCATAGTAAATAAGATATAGTTCCACAAGCTTTACTGTCTCCAGCATCATAATATGTTTCTGCTCGACTTAAATAAGAATACATTCTCTTAATCGTTGATACACTCAATTTTTCACCTCTTGACAACTGCTGTGCACGAATTTTTCCTACGCTTGTGGCACATTTATTATTTACCTTTTTATTTAGTTCAATACCTCTTTTAGCATTGTTTCTAACACCACTACCGTAATCACTATAAGTGGCAAACTCATATTTATTGTCTAGTATTGAATTGGCAATTTCTAATAGTATTTCTTTAGCTTCTTCTTCATCATCTATTTCATTTATCCTACTCATAGCTATTTTATCAGTAAAATAACCTTCTATAGAGAATCCTTTTACTTTACCTGTTTTAACATAATCATTCCAAACTTCATCATTGTTAACTTTCATAGAAACCATCCATGTACCTACTGGTAGATTCATATCATACTTTCTTGATTTATCATGTATTTCATCTTCAATAATCCATGATTCAACAACAGATAACCCATGCAATTCAGCTTGATGTTCTAATGTAGATTTGTTTTGATTGCCTCTCATTAAGAATAATTGAGATGCTTGTCTAACTGTATCTTCACTAAAAAATATATAATACTCATCTTCACCGTTTCTTCTATAGATATTCTTATTAGGAACTAAGGCAGCACCCATTAATATCTTCTTTTCTTTACTAACCTCAGCTAATTGTATTTCGTGTTGTTTAGATAATGCAATAAAGTTTTCTTCTATTGCTGGTTCATCTACAATAGATATAGCTTCTATTCCTGATAATAATTGTTCTTCGTCTATAAGTAGTTCTACTATTTTCATATCAAATTTATTTATATAATTAACCGATAACGGATGTTGTGTTTATTTTTCTGTCTAATTCCTGAGCTGATGATATGTCACCGCTTACTACATAAGCTCTTAACGCAGTGCCAAACTGATTTTGAACAGCACCTACTAATTGACTTGTAGCAGATTGTCCTACTACATTAAAATCTGGTGCTTCTACTGACATTGATCCACCACCTGAGACAGATGTTTCTTTCATAGCTGGTGTTTTAACAGACATAATTGCTTTTACTTTAGCTAAACCCTGTAATACTGCTGATGCTGCTGCAATTTGTGCTCTTACAATAGAGGTTGGATCACCAACTATTAACTGGCTATCATAAGCTTTTTGTGCTGCACCATAAGTTGATATTGTTGTAGCAGCTACTGCTAATCCTTTACCTAAACCTGTGGCTTTACCTGCTATTTCAGATGCAGCCATAAGTCCTTCTCCTATATCATCAAGTTGTTGTAGTTTTGCTTCTTTTGCTAGTTTATCTATTTTTGCTTTAGCTTTTTCAGTTTCTTCTGTTGCCTGTATATCTTTTTTATCATAAAAAGCATTAATTTCTAATCTTGCTTGTCTTTTTGCTATCTCATTACCTTCTATAGCATTAACTTCAGCTAGTGCTTGTATTCTTTGTAATTCTGATTTTTCTAAAGCAGTTTCTTTATCTTTAACATCTTGATCCTGATTTTTCTTAAAGAACTTACTTCTTATTCTTCCTAAATCTTTTATATTTTTTATTTGTTTTTCAAAACCATCTCCTATATCTAATTCTTGATATTCTTTTGTT